AGGGCTTGTTAGGCGAGGTCAACGCATCGGCGCCCAAGCGCTCGAAGGTATCCGATGGCGGCATCGGCGACACGCGGCACGCCGCCAGCACGAGCGACCACAACGCCTGCCGGTGTTGCCAGGTTGTATGCGCGCGGGATTTCACGCATGACCCGGCGGGGGGTTTCGATGCCGGCGCGTTTGCCGAGTGGCTCCGGGCTCGCGTCGTTGCGGGTGCCGAGCCGCGCGTCAAGTACGTTATCTCTAACCGCCGCATCTTTTCGGGTACCGGCCAAGGGCACCCGGCCGGTGTGTGGCGCGCGTATAGCGGGAAGAATCCACACACGCAGCACGTACACGTGTCCGTCAAACACGGGGCCACCTATTACGACGATCAAACGCCGTGGGAGTGGCCGCCGAGGAAAGAGGGGGCCACATGACGCACAAGACACCCGAGGATGAGTCGGAGCACATGCCACCCGACGACGACGAGCCCGGCGACGAGGAAGAGAAAGAGCCCGAGTTGCCGGAGCCGCCCAAGGAGTGATGGGGTACCCATCGACTCACGAGGGGTTGGAAGCCGCGGGTTTTCGGTTTGACTCCGTCGGGCGGTGCCGGGGTACGCGGTGCCGGGCGGATATCGAGTGGTGGTACTCGCCCAAGGGGAAACGGATTCCACTCAACCCCGACGACAAGAGCGGGCACCACACGACATGCCCCGACGTGGCGCAATTCACGAGCGACAAGGGGCGCCGACTCTAAAAGCGCGTGCCATTTCTTTCCTCTAGCTCGCTCGCGGAGCGCCCCGACCCGCGCACCAAAGCGGCGCAACCTATTCAGGGTGTGACGGAGTGGACGTGTCCGCGGAACGGCGTGCACGTCGTTGAAGTCCACTACACCGCCGATCCCAATAAACGCGACCCGGCGTGGAAGCGGGAAGCCATGCGCGGCATGCCGCCGCGAGGGTGGCAACGGGAGTTCGAGATAGCGTGGGATTTGGGCGGGGGCGACCCGGTGTTACCCGAGTACGTGCCCTCGCTCATGCGCCGGGAGATTCCGGTTAACCCCTCGGGCCGGCTCTTGCGCGGGTGGGATTTCGGGCAGGTTTGTCCGGCGACTGTCTTTGCACAAGTCGACGCGTGGGGCCGGCTCTTGATGCTCGCCGAGCTTGTCTTAGAGCATTCGAGCCTCAGCGCCCAAATCGAAGCGACCAAGGCGCTAACAGTCGACCTCCTCGGGGCCGCCGGGCCGACCTTCGACGCGGGCGACCCGGAAGCGTTGCATGAGATGGAGCTAGGCTCTATCCGCCGCGAGCTTTTGAAGCATGGCATTGTGCTCCAAACGTTCGGCGGCCGGGGCGAGTTGAGTTACGAGCAACTCCGGCAACGTCTTTTGCGTCGCGTGCTCGTGCCCGGCGAGCCGGAGCCGTCGCCCGCTTTCCTCGTGTCGCCCCGGTGCCCGATTCTGCATAGCGCATTAGCCGGCGGCTTTGCCCGCCATCCTAAGACGGGAAAGCCGCAACCGACGCACCCGTACAAAGACATTGTGGATGCGACCCGTTACCTAAACGACAACCTGCAAGGTGCAACCGCCGAGTGGATGACCAAACTGCAAGCGATAGCTAAGGCGGATTGTGCGTGGTGATTTCCGCGCACGGGCTCCGCGTGCGGCTTGTGTGTCAGAATCCCGAGTGCCGCGACGTCTTTTGGCGGATACCGTCGCAAGCCAAGGCGACGAGCCCGACATGCTCGCGGGCGTGCTTTAGGACGTACGTCTATCTCCGAGCGCGCACCCGTAAGGCGCTCCGCCGCCGTGGGAAGCGTCGCCGCTTTGTGCCGGGTACGCTCGCGTGGTAAAGCGGGCTCCTCTCTACCTGCATCCGGCCGGCGTCGGCCCCTCCAACCCCGGCGCCGGCCTCCCCATAAGAGCCGGGATAGGCACGCCGCCTTTCTCGTGTTAGACGCCTTGCCCCGCTGAAGATGGCACGGGGCGGAGCACGCGCGGCGCGGCGCCGCGATACCGATACCGACGACACGAGCGACCTCGGCCCGGCGCGGGGCGAGCCGGCGGAAAACCTCGCTACCGACCCGGAGATACAAGCCCGGATCAAAGAGGAGTTGTGCCCGCTCATTACCCGCGTACGCGACGAGCGTATGGTGCTCCGCGACCGGTGGCTACGCTATTACCGGATTTGGGGCTTGCGGCATGACGTGCAAGGCTACCGCGGTAGGACCAACACATATTTTCCGATAGGTCGCCGTTGGATTGAACAGTGGGTAACCCGACTCAAAAGAGACCTCTTCCCCGATAACGATTGGTTTGCGTGCCGCGCGCTCCGCGAGGATTTCGAGAAACGCATCCCGGCTAAGGCCGCGCTCCAAAACTATTGGATGCGGCGGTTTATGCGGCTCCGCCGCCACTCGTTGCCCTTCCTCCGGCAATTGGTCATGTACGGCACCTCGCCGGTACGCAACGTGTGGCGCTCTATCGACCGCATGCAACCGGCCCTGCAAGACGTGCTTGACGACGAGGGGGTACCGACCGGTAAGACAATTGAGCAAATCGAAAAGGTCGCCGATTTCCTCGGCCCGACCTTCGAGCCCGTCGACCTCTTCGCGTTCTATGTGTGGCCGGTTACCGCGTCGGGTATCAACGACACGACGCTTGCGTACGAGGATCGGTGCGTCGCCCGCGCCCACGTGCAAGAGCTTGCGGATAAGCCCCTCGACCCGGCCAACCCGAAAAAGTCGACCAAGGTCTACGAAAACGTCGACGAGCTATTAGACTATTACGACAAGGCGATAGCGTCGCGCGGCTCGTCGTCGAGTGGCCGCAAATACGACGCGCTCGCCATCCGGCTTGCAGACAAAGGCTTTACCGCTCCGCTTGACCAAAACCTACCCGCTAAACTCCGCCCACTCGATTTAACCGAATGCTCGTGGATGGTGGATATCGAGGGCGACGGCCCCGAGCGCTACCTTGTGACTCTCGGCGCCGACACGATACCGCTGCGCGTGCAGAAGCGGCCGTTTTGGCATGGCGGTACACAATGGCTTGTCGGCAAATTCGTCGAGGTGGCCGAGGAGTTTTACGGCCGCGGGCTTCCGGAAGTGTTCGACTACATACAGTATTTTGTGAATGACCTTGGAAACCAATCCGGCGACGCGTTTGTATGGTCGACCAATCCGATTGCCGTCATCGACATTGGGGCGGTACAGGACCCGACCTCGCTCCGCATGACGCCGGGGGCGAAGTGGTTAGCGAATCCGGCCGGGGTGCAATTCACCACGCCCCCGCAAGGGGCCGCGCAAGCGGGCTTTCAAGCGGTGCAAGGCTACATCGGCGTTGGTGACAATATCGTCGCGCCGACACCGGCCCGGCCGATTGTGCCGGGCGCGGCTCCGGCGGGTGGGGGCGGTGGCCCGAGCGACATTGCGGCGCAACTCGCCGATAGCGCCGTCGATATACGCGCCATAATCGAAAACCTCGAAGATGACGTGATGGTGCCGCTCTTAGAGCGGAGCGACATTCTATCGCAGCAATGCCTCGACCGTGACATCGTGCTCAAGGTGGCCGGGCAAGATGGCGTCGAGCTTATGATCCATCCCGTAACGGTCGCCGATTTGGTTGGCGAATACGAGTGGGAGTGGCTCGGCACCACGTCGGCGCAAAATCAGCAAGTACGCGCACAGCAAATGGTGCAAGGCATTGCGCTCCTCGCGCAGATTCCGGCCGACCAAATGGCCGCGGAAGGGCTTGTGGTCGATTGGAAATACATCGTTGAGCAATATTGGTCGCTCGGGCTCGCGTTGCCGAATTCGGATCGCGTATTCAAGCAAACTGGCAAGCGCGACGCGCAGGATTGGCGGTGGGAGAATGCGCTTGCACGCGTGAATCGCGCCGCGGAATTGCAAGTGAGCCCGGCGGATAACCACATCGAGCACGTGCAAGGGCACCAAACCGCCGCCGATAGCGCCGCGCTAACCGACGACGCGCAAGCGTACTTGCGGAAGCATATTCAAGACCACATCGCCTTCGCGACGGCCGACGAGGTGCAGAAGCTCCAACAAGCGATGGCGACGTTACAGGGGCCGCCGCCGGCTATGGGGCCGCCGGGAGCCCCGGGGCCGCCGCCGGGCGGGATGCCTCCGCCGCCCCCCGGTGCCCCGGGGCCGGGTGGCCCGCCCGCGATGGGCGGCCCGCCACCCGCGCCCCCAATGCCGCCGCCCGGTGCTCCGCCGGGGGTGTCGGCCATGGGGGGCGCTCCGCCGGGTGGGTACCCGAACCTCGGAATCAATCAGCTAGCGCGGCAACTCGCCCCCGGCGGCCCGTTCAAGCCGCATAGCGACGTGCGGGGGAAAGCGGGGGGAGCGCTCGGCATGCGTGCGGGTATCAACGCCGCGCTCGGCATGCGGCCCCCGGCACCGCTCGGGCAGGGGCGCGTCGGTACCACGCGAAACATCGCGGACCTATTCCGCCGCTTACCGCGGCTCCCGAGGTGAGAGCATGGCGAAGTCAGGTACCCTTTTTGGCAAGCCTCGGGGCGACGTCATAAAGCACCCGGGGGCGTTTTCGGCCAAGGCGGCAAAGGCGGGCAAGTCGACGGCGGCGTATGCCCGGCAAGTCACAAAAGAGGGCTCGAAAGCGTCGACCCAAACGAAGCGGCAAGCGAACCTTGCCAAGACGTTCGCCAAGCTCCGGGCGGGCAAGGCTAAGTTTGTGGTGCCGCTCGTGCTCGCAGCCCTCGTGGCAACGGCCAACGCGGCAAATCTCACGTGCCCGAGCGGCTCGCTTACACCGACCCCTATTACATCCACGACAAACTCCGCTAACACCGTTATGGCGAACGCCAAGCCCGCTATCGTTTTCCAAGCCACCAACACCGCCGGTACCGCGACGGCCGAAATAGACATTTGCTGTGTTGGTAGCTGCGACCCCGTAACCGGCACGTGGGCACAAGTGCAAAATTCGCCAATGACCCTCACGGTTAGCTCGGGGGCCGTTGGGATAGGCAATCCGACGTGTCTGTACCGCGCCCTAGTAACCGCTTGCAGCACATGCAGCCTCACGGTGGCTTACGTATGCTCCGGGCCGTAGCGCTCTTACTCCTCCTCGGGTTAGCCGTCGCCTTGGCGGTTTCGACGCCCCATAACGCGGGCTCGGGCGCGAGGGCCGGCGTGCCGGGTGCCCATGTCTCGCCGCGGGGCGTTGGCTCCCCGGCGTACGCCCGCACCGGAGCGCAGTCTTAGGAGGTAACATGCCGCTTATTCAGCTAATCGTGGTGCTTATCGTTATCGGGCTTATCCTGTACCTCGTCGAGTCGCTCCTACCACTCGACCCGGCCATTAAGCAGGTTATCCGGGTCGTAATCGTTATCGCGGTTATCTTGTGGCTCCTCTCGCTCGTGGGGCTTATCCCGGCGAGGATTGCGAGCGTCGCGCCCCCGTGGCGCATGCTTGCAAGGCGGTGGGGTTGACTAACCGAAAGCATGCGCTAAGACGCCTAGCCCCGTAATGGCACGCAAGCGGTTAGTGCCGTCGGGGGCACCGAACAAACGCGGAGCGAAAGCCCCGCCTATTCCGCCGCCACCCGGCCGGGGCCGAAAAGGAAAAGCCCGAGCCGGTGCCCTTGTGCCGCCGATGCCGCCGCCCCCACCTCGCCCGCGGGCCGCGATGGCGGGCGGTATGGGGCCCCCGGTGCCTCTTATCGTGCCGACTCGTGGCCCGACGGCCGCGGGGCCGGCACCAACACCGCTCGGGCCGGCAATGGCTAGCGGTGCCGGCGCTTCCCCCATGCGCCGCGCGCTTGCCCGCGGCATGCGGAGCGGAAGGGTTGCGTTTTAACCGATGCCCGAGCCCGTTGTGATTCCGATTGATACCGACGAGGTAGGGCAACTCGCCGAGGCGTTCCGGCACACCTCGTACCACGAGCACCTAGAGCGATACGTGCGCGACCGCATCGCGTATTTACTCGACGTTGACCTAACCGACCCGAACGCCATCCTAAAGAGCCGTGGGCAAGTCGAGGAGTTGCAACACCTTCTCCGCCCCGCCTTTACGCAAACCCTCGCGCTTTTAGGGTTGCGTGCCCGAGCGAAGCGCGACGCCGTTAACCTGACACCGCAAAAGCCGCCGCTGCTCCGCCCGTGGTGGGTCGACCCCGACCCGACGAGCGAGCAACCGGTACCGTAGCCATGGCCGACGAGCAACCAAACGCACCCGCACCCGCGGAGCCGCAACCCGGCGCGATGCCGGAAGGGGCGCCGGCCCCGACCCCCGGTGCTCCCCCGGCTAGCGTCGAGCCCTCCGAGTTAGACCGGCTCCGCGCCGACCACTACCGCACCCGTGAGGAATTGGCCGCCGCCAATGCGACCTTACGGGCCGTCGAGCAAATCCGCGCCGCGCAGCAACAAGCCCCGGAGCAAGGACAACCGCTCTTTCGGTTTACCCCGAGCGAAGCGCAGCAGATTGCACAGCAACTCGGGAGTGGGTGGACGGCGGAGCATGTGCAGCAACATGCGCCCATTTTTGCCGTCTTTCTCCAAGCGATTGCGCGCCCATTGCTTACGGGTATCGAGGGTATGGCCGATGTGGTCGACCTTATCCAAGCGCGGCAAGAGGTGCCGAAATACGAAACCTTCCAAGAGCAAGTTGATCGCATACGGAATGATTACCGCATGCGCGGCCAAGTGATTACGCGCAAGCAAGCCGTGGCCGTCGTGCAATCACAACGTATGCAAGATCCGAAATATATGGATGAGCTATTAGCCGAGCGCGAAAAAGAGCGCACGGTAGAGCAGCAACGCCGGGCCGCTTCCGCCGCCGCCGCCGTAACCGAGGGCGGCGCGACAATCCAAAAGGCCGGGCCGGAGCCGACGAAGCAACCGCGGGCGCCACAATCGAAAGAGGAATTTGCCCGCCTACCGCTCGAAGAAAAGCGGAAGATTATGGACGGGTTAACGATCTAAACGGGAGGAGGGCGCCGGAATGGCGGGCACCACTTATAGTTATACCGACCCGGGGTTGAGCACCTCTACCACCCTTGCCAATGACCTTGCACCACTTTGGTTGCAAGATGAGTTACTCATGGTGGCGGAGAAATTGACCGTGTTTCAGGACATGGGCGAAACGCCTAACATGCCCGAGGGCGAGGGTAAGACGTACTCGGCGCAGCGTTACGAGCGCTTGCCGCTTCCGGGCACGCCGCTAACGGAAGGCGTCACGCCCGACTCGACGGCTCTTGTGGTCA